AACAGCCTTTTCCGCTTACCAATCAGGAAAGGCTCGTGGCAATACATACACTGCCCTCGTTTACCTGTCTCTGTCATTGTGCTTCCCGTGCATGCCTCTTGTCACGCTTAAAGGTATCACGAATGGCCAGACCGGTAAACAGCCCCTGTGCAGCCTCTTATAGAAAATTTATCTCGTCGTTTAGATCGTCATCTTTCGCCACCCCCAAAACCTCTGCCTTGGGGAAGTGCTGCTTTATCTCGTCAACCATTATCCCAAGCGCGTGCTGCTGATAAAATGCTATAGCCACTGCAGCCTCACGCCGTGTCAAAAGTTTTTTTTCAGGCATGATTTTTTGTATTGATTGCCAGCTTCTGCCATCTTCCATGATTGCAAAGATATTCCCGCTGCCATCTTCCACCTCAAACACGCCCTCTGGCGCCCTACTGGCCCCCAGCCTTATCGCCTCGGCTTCCATATGACCCAACCCACGCAACGACGCTCCAACCCACTGTGTAACGGCCTCTGCGTCGCTGTTATCAATCGCCTCATTTAGCCTAGCCATACACAGCCCCCATTTGGCCGCTGACTCCGGCGAAACTAACTCGGGCAACATATCTATCCCCCACCTTTCGTCCGCCTGCTGAATGGCCCGCTGCAGGGGCGCTATCGTATAGTCAATAATTTGTTCCGCCTCGCTGACCTTCGGGTGTGTCAGCCTGTCGGATTTTTTTTGACGCACTGGCGCCCTCACCTTGCCAGCCCTTGCCATCAGTGAAACCTCATTTCCGCCAATTTCCGCCAAAGCGTTTCGATAGGCCAAATTTCATCTTGCCCCATGACTAAGCACGGCCCACGCCCCAAGTCGGCCTGCCGGTGCCGTTCCAAAAACATCTTTCGGCTTATGCCGCCTACCACGTTCATCACATCGTCTTCATCTGTGACAGTCACCAGAACGGCGCAATCTGCCTTGAAGGCCGCCGCTGACTTGAACAGCAAAACCCCCGTCTGGTGAAACGTAGCCTTTACATCGATACTAAATTCGCCAACCCAAACATCTTGGCCACTGTCTATCCCAAGCGCCTGCGTGTTGCTGGCCACACCAAACAGCTTGGCCACCGCACATTCCGCCTTCAGCCCGAGAACGTCCAACTGACTATCGTCAACCGCCGCCCTCTTTTGGTTGGCCACTGCCGACGCCCTTGCAAGCTGCCACCTTAGCGCCGCTGCCTGCTGAACCTCCGCCAGCTCCTGCCTGTTCAATCTTACCTTAACCATTGCTCCTGCCTTCCATCTTTACCGCAGTCATTAAGTCTAGCATTAAGTTTCTTAGTAGTTCACCGAGGAGGTTGTATATTACATATACAAACCTCCTCGGTGACTACAAATAAAGACTTACTTTCCGCAGTCTCGAGGTTTGCCGCAGTCAGCATTTTTGACCTCGGAAAGTGTGATTTGAGACGCCTCAAAGGCCGCTATTGCAACCGCCGCCAGCTCCGCCGTTTCGTATGTGCCAATCCATTTGTCGCGCCCGTTGACCCACACCTTGGCCCCATATTTTCCGCTGCGCTTGTCTTTCGAAACCCCCCTTATCCCGGTCGACGGGACTGGACCTTTTCTTGGCCGCTCTTTCGGGATTTGTTGGATTTCTTGCAGCGCCTCTTTCAGCAGAACGGTTGCCCGTTCCATCTCGGCAATGGCTCGTTCAATCTTTTTCATCATGCAGCTCCTTTTGCTTCCATCTGTAAGAATACTTTACATAGGGAATTACATAGGCGCAACATTTATGTGTTGCCACTAGCCGCTTGCTTGGCTAGGCTTTTGGTGATGGTTGTTGCTTCCATCACCTTTAAGTTTGGGCAAAATTGAGATGGGCGGGCTTTGTTGCTCGCCCATTTCTTTTAATCCAACAGACCATCTTCCTCGCGGTCTGACATAGCGTCAACCCACGCCTCGGTCATTCCGTGAAACATGACAGGCAGTGCGACAATGGCCGCCTTCGCGTCTACCTCATACGCGGCAACCGTGGCCAATGCTCTAGCCATTGCCGACAGGCGCTGCGGGTCTGTTCCGAAATCTTGGATCAAGTCCATGGCTTTGTATTCTAGAATTTTGAATGCGTCATCGGCTTGGCGTTCTTCCCAAGCGTCAATGCAAGCGTCAACAGCGTCTTTGACTGCCTCGGCGCTAAGGCTTAGCCCCGTCTGCCCGCATAGGCACAGCCCGTCATTTCGTTTGACGTTATCGTTTAACGTGCTTAGGCAGTAGCGGCCTATGAAATGCGGCTTGGATTTATTGTCGTCGGTTCTGCCGTAAAACTCGATTACAGGGTCTTCATCTGCATGCCGCAAGCAGTCGTCCTTTCCGTATTTGTCGCCATTAAACAGGAAGCGCGCCAGCATGTTGCGTTCGTTGTTTGTGTCTTTGCCGATGGATAGATATTTTTTCATTTCTTTTCCCCTCATGCGCCGTGCATTTCGCCATAAGTTGTGAAGCCATGCTTTTTCAGCGTGGCACGAAGGTCCATGTCAAAGCGCTGGCTTTCCTTTGAAAGCACAACGCAACCGGCGTCGCGGCTGTTTGCCTCGCGCTGCCAGCGAGCAGTTTCCACCGTCATGGTGCCTTCGCGATTGAAGCGGAAAGATTGCAGGTTTTTCATCCAAGGTTTACGCATTGCTTTTCTCCTAATTTTCGCCGGTGCTAATCAATTCTAAATCCGACTAAGGAAACTTTTACTTGGCATTTTACAGCATGTCAACAGAAAAAATACACTTGACTGCCACTTTGTGTCTGTATATGTGTTCTTTATCGACAAAGGAGTGCGAAATGAAGTCTAGTCATGTGAAGATGACCGCTGAACAGTTAGCGGCGATTGAGATTGCAGCCGACCGTGTTGGCCTGCCTGTGTCTACGTTTTTGCGATTTGCCGCGCTTGAAAAAGCAGAGGCAATGGGGATTGTTCCAGAGCAGCCGAAAGCTGACTGATGGTTATTATTGGCGTTGACCCCGGCTTTACAGGCGCGGTGGCCATCTGGCGGCCAGCGATTCGCAGCTTGTATGTGTATGACATGCCAGTGTTGCCGAATGCTAAAGGCAAGACAGAATTGGATTTGCATTCCCTGTTTGACCTTTTGGCGCCAGAGGATGACACACCACATTTGGCCGTTGTCGAGCAAGTGCATGCAATGCGTGGGCAAGGCGTCACGAGCATGTTTCGCTTTGGCCAAGGGTATGGCGCCATTCAGATGGGATTGGCCGCACACCGGCTACCTGTGCAGTATGTGACGCCTTCTAAGTGGAAGGCACACTTTGGGTTGACCCGTGACAAAGGGGTAAGCCGTGGCATGGCTATGCAACGGTTTCCAGAATATGCAGAAAAATTCAAGCGCGTGAAAGACGATGGCCGAGCAGAGGCTGCACTGATTGCGCTTTATGGTCAGGAGACAATGGCATGATTGTTGAAGATTGGGTAAGGAATTTCAAAAAGCGCCACAAGCATACGGGTGCTATTCTGTCTGCGCAGCAATGGCTTGGCAAAGATTATGAAGTTGTTGGCATAGCTATCTACAGCCCAGATCATGGTGAAGCGTTCTTGTTTAAGCCAAAAATGCCTCACCGTGGTGTGATTGGAGCAGATATTGCAATGGATGTGAAGTATTGCGCGCAAGAGTATTACGAGCAAGCCATCAAAGCCATGCATCGTGAGGGCAGAAAGATTAGGCACGCCGCCATCGAGCGCCGCGAGCAAGAGGCAAAGCAAAATGACAATTGATAAGAATATGTCCAATGAGGACTACCACGCCCACCCGTCAATTAGTTCAACCGATGTGAAGATGGTTGCTAAATCGTCGCTGGCGCATTGGAAACATAAAAAGTTTAAGGAGTCGCCAGCCCTGCATATGGGGTCAGCGGTCCATGCCTTGGTTCTTGAACGCCACCTTAACCTTGTGATTAAGGGGCCGGAAAGCAGACGCGGCAAAGCATGGACAGAGGCCAAGGCTGCCGCTGACTTTGCTGGCCAGATATTGCTGCCCGAGGGTGAATACGAGATTGCAAACGCTATTGCCGAAAGCGTGCTGGCAACGGACGTTGGCAAGCGGATGGCAAGCGAAAGCACGATTAACGAAATGTCTGTTTTCGTGACTGACCCCGACATTGGCTTGCCACTGAAAACCCGCCCGGATAGCTACTGGCCGCAAAATGGTGGCGTGATTTACGACATCAAGACAACGCTTGACGCCTCGCCCCGTGGCTTTGCGTCTTCTGTTGGCAAGTTTGGGTATGCGGTGCAGCAATCGTTCTACCAGCATGTGTTGCGTCTGGAAGGCTTACAGGCAAACAACATGGTGTTTGTGGCAGTCGAGAAAGAACCGCCATACGCTGTTGGGGTTCACGTCCTGTCAACCGATTATGTCGAGTGGGCAGATAAGCAGATGCTTGCGTCGCTGGAGAAAATTAAGCGTGCGCAAGATGAAGATACATTTGACACCGGGTGGCCGAGTGTGAATGTAATCGAGATTCCGCGTTGGCTTGAAGAAACGCCGGAATTTGAAGACTAAGCCAAAAAGGAGAGACAAATGGCTAAAGAAGACTTTATGAAAGTGTTGGTAGGGACGCCGGATGCACCTGTTGAGCTGAAATATCCGCGCCTTGGCGAAACTATGCGGTTCAACACCGCTGAACAGCGTTCAGAGCCTTGCGCACCGACTGCATCGGGCGCATCATGGTCCGTTACATGGGTTATGCCTGCAGAAGACGCAAAAGCCCTCTATGCAAAGCTAAAAGCCCACTACGATGCACGTTTGGCCGCCGGGTCAATCAAGACGCCATTCAGCACCGTGTTCGGCATGAAGAAACTGGAAGATGGCACTGTTGAGTTTCGTGCAAAGCGCAATGGCACCAAAGGCAACGGCGAGGTCAACAAGCCGCCATTGGTCATTGGTGGCGATAAGCAGCCACTGGCCGACCCGAATGTTTGGGGCGGGTCTAAAGGCATGATCCGGGCGTGGGCTGTGCCTGTGACTGATCCTAGTGGCAAAGGCGGCCTGTCTCTGTATTTTGACGCTGTGCAAGTCACAGAGCCTGTATATGGTGGTGGCGGTCTAGACGATTTTGCATCTGTTGCTGCACCCGTTGGCAACGATCCGTTTGCAGCAGACGCGCCTGCCGATGATCCGTTTGCTGCACCTGCAAAGCCTGCGCCAGCACCGGCTTCTGCATCGCTAGGGGATGACGAAATTCCGTGGTGATAAAATGAAAAACACCCGCCGCATTCGTGTGGGAACAATGCGGCGGGTGTGAGTAGGAGAGCAATGCCTGTTAATATGGGAAACTATAATGCACACAACATCTAGTATCAAGCCCTTGGTTCTCGTCAATAAGGGGGCAAAGCACACGCTGATTGATAAGGCAGGTAGTCAATACGATGGGATCACGGCGCAGGAAATTGCCGGGCTTGTTGCTAAGCCACAGTGCGTTGAAAAAGAAAACGCTCTTTTTATCATTCCGTCTGAATATCGTTTCCATGATGGCCGCTCGCATGAAACGCAACGCGCGCTTGGCCGCTTCCGCTATCTTTGCTTTGACATAGACACCGGCAACCACATGCTGCGGGCTATTGAAGATGCCTTTCAAGGCGTGTTCGGTGACGCTGGCATGATGATTTACTCGTCATCAAGCGCGACAAAATCGAATAAAAAATGGCGCGTGCTGGTGCCGCTGCGTGACCCGATTATTGGTTCTGAATATACAGACGCGACACTGGCCGCTATCGGCATGCTATCAATCCGTGGCATTGAATGCGACCACGCTTTGACACGCTGCGGGCAGCCTGTTTACCTTCCAAACGTGCCGGTTGACAAGCGAGACGAAGACGGTAGGCCTTTGTTTTATCAGTATAATATTATTAAAAAACAGCCCTACGAGTATGAGGGCAGCCCGCTCGAAAGCGCTGTTCGCATGGCCATTTCTATGCGCGAAGAGGCTGAAGAAAAGGCTAGGATTGAGCGCGAACAGCGTGCGGAAAAGCGTGCGTTAGCACGTGCCAATCTGAAAGATCAGTTTGACCCTGTTGAAGAATTCAACAACACGCACACGATTGCTGATTTGTTTTTGCAGCATGGCTACCAGAAACTTGGCGGCAGCAATCAATATCGTTCACCGAATCAGTCCTCGGGCAGCTATGCCGTTGCTGACTTTAAGGAGTATTGGGTCAGCCATTCCGGCAGCGATGTGGCGTGTGGCATTGGCCAAGTGAAAGATGGCTACTGCTGGGGCGATGCCTTCGATCTGTATTGCTATTACGAACACGGCGGCGACATGACGAAAGCCGTGCGGGAATATTCCAAAGAGCTGCGTGGGCCAGAGTTTGAGCCTGTAACGCATGCTTTGGATGACTTTCAAGAAGTGACTAAAATTCAAGATGATACTTTGCCGGATGATTATGTAGACATCCCGGACACTGGCCTGCAGCCGCCGGAACCTGAAAGCTGGCCCACACCGCTGGCACAGTTTGACAGCAGCATTTTGCCTAAGCGTCGTTGGGTCTACGGCTATGACTACATCCGTGGATACGTGTCTGTGCTGGCGTCGGCTGGTGGTATCGGCAAAACTTCGCTTATCGTTGCTGAGGCATTGTCAATCGCCACTGGCCGTCAACTGCTTGAAACTAAAGTAAAAGAACAGACAAACGTGTGGGTGATTAACCTTGAAGACCCGCGCGCAGAGTTGGAATTGCGCATGCTTGCTGCGATGCGGCATTACAAAGTTGAGCCTGAAGAGGTGCGCGGCAAGCTGTTTGTTGACGGCGAAGATACGTTTCAGATGATCCTTGCATCTGAAAACCGTGACGGCTTGCACACGAATGATGTGTTGCTAAATGCGATCAAAGCGAAGGTTGAAGAACATAACATTGGTGTCGTTGTGATAGACCCGTGGGTGTCTGCATCGCATGTGAATGAGAATTCCAACACGTCTGTGCAGGCCGTTGTGGCGATGGTCCGCGAACTGGCGCGCGACACAAATTCGTCTGTCATGCTTGTCCACCATGTTCGCAAGGGCAACGGCGATGACGCCACGATTGATAGCGTGCGAGGCGCAGGCGCGTTGATTGGTGCCGCCCGTGCTGCCCGCGTGATTAACCGGGTGTCAGAAGAGGAAGCGGCCAAGGTTGGCGTGAATGAGAAAGAAGCCAAGGGCTTGTTTTCGATTATAGACGGGAAGGCCAACTTGGCGCCATCATTGGATAAGCGGCTGTATCGCAAGATGATTGGCGTCAAGATCGACAACGATGAATACATCGGCGTAGCGGTGCCTTACAGACTGCCAGACGCTTTTGATGGGATCAGCGGCAAGGATGCCCGCCGGGTGCAAGATATTGTTGGCATGGCCGAGAAGGGCGATGACCCTCTGCGCGCTGACATTCGCGCTAAGAATTGGGTTGGCTATGCCATCGGTGATGCGCTGAGCATTAATGCGAGCGAAAAGGCTGGAAAGACGCGGCTGAATACTATCATTAAGACGTGGCTGAACAAAGACGTGCTGCGTGTCGAGAATTTGCACAGCAAGCGCGATGGCCGCGAGGTGGCCTGCGTGACCGTTGGCAAGTGGATTAATTGGGATGAGGTTGGTTAAATGTCAAAAAAGTGGTTGACATATGTATGTGCTTGTTATTATGGTGGGGAGTATAAGAACTTAACACCCTGATAACGATATGAATGAAGAAATCCCAGAATACCTCGATCTAGTGCTGCGGGCGCTGGGCGTTCTACCGCCAAATCCTCCTCCCATAACGGTAGAACATCGGTCCAGCCCAGCGTCCACACCACCAGATCGTTGGTGGGAGCGCGGCGAAGACTGCCCATTTTAGGAGAGCAAAATGACTACTAGGGAAGACGAAAAGCAGATGTATCGCGACCTTATCGAAGGCTGCAACAAAGACTACGCCGACATGATTGCCAAATACGGCACCGGGGTGCGCCCGTCATGGGTCAGCGAAGAGCTGTCTTGGATAGGCAGGCGCACACAATCATATCGCGCAACGCTGGCGCGCTTAGAGGCAGAAGACAATGGCTAAAATCTACGGCGAGATTTGGCTTGCGGTCCTTAGATGCAGAAAGGTGGCACAACTTGACAGACAACTTAGCGAAAGCGAGGCAAAGCAATACCGCAAAGACCTCGCCTTGGTCATTGATTTATTTTCGCCAACAGAAATTAAATTCCAGAAAGAAGGCAGAGAGGAAAAGCCACATGACTTCTATAGCTGGTGACTTGATCGGCGTTATCAGCCTGTTCGCCACAATGTATATACTGCTGCACATACCGCTGGTGATGCCATGACATACCTCACTATGCTCGTATTCATCGCCAACATAAACGGCAACGAAGACATGCCGTTTCCAATCCCGTTCATCACAGAGGCAAGCTGCGAACAGGCACTGCGCGCAACCACTGACTTGTATGATGTATTCAGCCAAGACTGGGATGAAACACTCGTTGGCTGCGTTAAAACAGATGTAGCCACCGGCTACACAATCAGACCGAAAGCAAGACCATGGAGCAACTAATGAACCCAGTCCACAATGATAGCGTAACCATCGTAAACGTGCTGCCAACAGGCAATGGCTTTGGCCTGACAGGCAGCGGCGATCAAGTTTACATCCCGCACAATGTAATGTCTGCGAGCAAGGCGCAGATGGGATACGAAATGTTTGCCAAGCTGGTAGCCAATGACCGCGACCCCGCTGGCCGCACGCCGTGGATGGCTATTTTCCTATCAGACAACCCGCCCGCATCTGTCAGCCGTGACCTTGCCACTGAGGTAATCAACACGCTGGCCGAGGGCTACATGACCACAAAAGAACTTGCATCAGAACTTGGCATTGAGGTTAGCGAGGCCAACACTGTGCTGAACAATATGTTCTCGGCAGGTCAGCTTGTGAAGGCATCTGTTCACGCCAAGCCGAATCAAATCAGGGCATCATTCTTGCTGTGGGCAAAAGACATTAATCAATTTCTGTGAGGTAGGTTGTGGCTAAGATATGGACAGAGAAAGAAGAGCAACGGCTGCAGCAGATGGTCGATCAGGGTTTTCTGCAGACTGAAATCGCAGAATACCTTGGACGGTCCCTTGCCAGCATATCCAGCAAGGTGAAAAAGATGCGCATGCTCGAAAAGTATGGGCCAAAGAAACCTCGCAAGCGGCGCAATTCATGGACCGATGAAGATGTGGCAAAGCTGATCGAAATGTTCGAGGACGGCATTTCAACTAAGAAAATTTCTGAGGTGCTAGGACGCGGCTGGCCTGCCACACGCACCAAGCTGACCCTGCTGCGCGAGGAAGGCTTTAAGATCAAGCGGCGGCGCTTGAACCACCGCCAGAAGGCGCAAAACGCCCGCAAGCATTATGGCGTAAACATCGGCCACATATCGCTGTGCCTGTTTGATGACGCAGCAAACGTGACCGAGGATGCGGCTGACTGGATCGTGCAAAAGACGTCGACCATGGGCTACAAGTCTGTCGCAGAGTATTTGGTCGATATAGCCTTGGAGCAATATTACGAGGAGACAGCCGATGGGCGATAAAGAAAAAGCTGCAATAATTCGCAAGATGGCAAGAATGTTTGATAATCTTGAGGTGTCACGCCCGCCAGATAGAGGAACACACAAATCATTGCCAGATGGCCGCTCAGACAATGAGATCCTTGCAGAGATGGTGTTTGGGGTTTGTTTCGAATCATACGTTGATTACGTCGAGGGGCTTGAACAATATGCGAAAGCCGTGGTCGCATACACCAAAAAAGTATCAGAGGGGTATGCGTTTTTTGGCAGACAATACGAACTAAAGGGGGAGAAAGATGGCTGATAATCTGCGCGAAACCCTGCTGGCATACTTTGCCATCGTGCCATCTGCCTGCGCTGATATGGCTGCCAGCGATCTAGGCATTAACCAGCGGCAGGTGCAGGACATGCTGCATACGCTGGATGATGACGGTTCCCTTTTGATGAAAAACGGCTGGTATCGCCTAAGCGAGAGGGCAAAGAAAGATGTCAAATGAAAGTGCATTTATTCTAAAGCAGTGGCCCGGCAACAAGCGCCGCGAGGTTAAGCCAAGCGATCTGCAGAACTTTAGCCTGTATTACCGCAAAGATATTCCGGTGACATTGGCAAAAGCGCCGCCATGGGAGAAAGACGATGAAGCGAACTACGATGAATGATTTTCAGCGCAAGCAGCGCAAACCCGTCACGATACGAGGCGTGACGTTTATGAGCCAGTCAGATGCAGCCCGACACTTTGGCGTCAAAAAACACACGGTGTGCGCAGCGGTTGCACGCGGCACGCAGGACAACATCGGGCTGGGGACTGGATATAAGGGTAAGGCAGATGCCACACGGGCAGGGTGAATATCAACGCAGGGTCAGCAAGCCGGTGACGATACGCGGCGTGACATACAGCAGCATTGGCGAGGCGGCCAGAACGCTAGATGTCTCGCACACGAATATCACAAAGGCGATGGCGCGTGGGACAACCGACTTTATCGGCCTGCGCCAGCCGCACAACCGCCGTCCAGTGACGTTGGATGGCGTCTGGTATCCGAGCCTACAGCGGGCTTCGATTGGCAGCGGCATTGGGCTAAAGCGCCTGCGCCGAATGCTAAATGGTGATGACACAAGAGCGGAGTGGGCCGATGGCGTCATGTCAGGAAAGGATTGTGACTTGAAAAAAGATAAGGAATAATGGATAAATAAAGGGCCGGGAGGCTGCAACCTCTACCGGCCCAACACCAGCAAGATGGAGCCTTGCCAGATGACCAAAGATTTACCATGCCCGAAAGCCCTGCGCAACATCATGCGCTATGACCCAGACACAGGTAAGCTGTTTTGGCGTGAGCGCAGTGACCGCCCAAGGCAATGGAATTCACGATGGGCAGGCAAGGAGGCATTTACTGCAAACCGTGGGGATGGTTACAGGTGCGGACGAATTAATGGAAAGACTTTCTTCGCGCACCGTGTGATCTGGGCGATTGTCCACGGTCATTGGCCAGAGCAAGACATAGACCACATCAACGGCATCAGAAATGACAACAGGCTATCAAACCTGCGGTCAGTGTCTCGTTCTGAAAACATGAAAAACAAGATGCGACCACCCAGCAATACAAGTGGTTTCATTGGTGTGACTTGGAATAAAAAAACAGGAAAGTGGCAGGCTCAGATACAAGTCGATGGAAGAAGCAAAACCCTTGGAAATTTCTCTGACAAATCAGACGCCGTGAAAGCAAGGCGTAAAGCAGAGAAAGATTTAGGGTTTCACATCAATCACGGGAGATAAAATTTTGGCAAAGTGGGATCTGAGTAAACTGCCAGAGGGGCGCAAGCCGCTGACTGACGAGTGGTTTCGTGAGAAAGCGCAGGTGCAAGAGCGGATCGCGGAACTGGAGGCCAAGCTGGCGAAAGAGATCGAAATAAGCAATCAACGTGGCAATCATATTGAGTTTGTTTTGACGCCACAAATGTCAGACCTGCAGTTTCAAATTAAAGACGTAAAGGCCCAGCTGGCGAAGGCTGTAAATGCTATTGATGGGTTGTTGGCCGTATTACCAGACGATGAAGGTCCAGAAATAGACTATGCCCGCACCACCCTCGCAGAAATGAAAGGAGAGAGTGATGAGTGACACTGACCGCATCAAAGAACTGGAAGCCGAGAACAAAACCCTGCGGTCTATGGTTGAAGGCATGATCAACGACACTGGCGACGACCCCGAAATCATGGCTGCATCGCGGGCAGAGTGGGCGGCACGGGCGCTTGCAGCCGAGGCCAAGCTGGCGAAGGCGGTGGGCCTTGTGGATGATATGCTTGAATGGGGGACGTGGTATGGTGAGGCTTTGAAGGAAATACTGCAGCGCCTTGCAGAACTGAAAGGAGAGAAACCTACGGCGTAATATTGCCGCTAAGTTCACGCTTCAACCACCGCAGGTCGTTCGCTTGGGCGGCCTGCGTAAACTCGCGGGTGGGCATGGACACCTCTTTGCGATCACGCCAGATGCTGCCGGGAAATATGCGCATCAGGCCGATGTCCAGCGCAACAAAGCAGTAATAGTCGGCCAGAAGGGTTACACGGGGCCGCTGGAACTTGTAGCCGCCGCTCTGCCGCTTGCGCTCTGTGCCTGTCTTCACCTCGACGCACGTCAGCTTGCCGTCGCCAGCATGCACAACCAGATCAAACGCCCCGTCAACTCTGCTGGCCTCCAATCCGGCGGCCTCTAACAGGTAGCAGGCTAAGAATTCACCAGCCCTTCCGTGTCGTATGCTGGTCATGCGGGCCATTAGTCGTGATAGTGCCTGTAACTTGTCTGGCAGTGGTCACGGCCAAACACCCGCACCCAAGCCCGCCAGAAGCGGTTGTCACCCTGCAACCGCCATGCACGAGAGCAAAGGCTTTCCGACGTATCACGGAATGATACATCGTGCATAATGCGGCTGGTTGATTGGATTAGTTGCAGAGCGCGTTCCATTTCTCGTTGGCCACCACTGTGTCTGTCAGAAAACTGCGGTCATTTTCTGACAGCCATATCAGAGTTTCTTCACTGAAATATAACGGCGAGGCGATGTCGCAGTATTGAGTGCCGTTAATCTTTGCGCACCCACTGGCCAGCACGGTCAATAAAAGCGGGATCATCCAGAGACTTGATTTCATCTTCCACGTCCTTCGCCGTCTTCATGGCGTCCAATCTATCTTCGTTGATGTCGGCTTTTACGGCAGCGGCCCCGTCGCGTCTTCCGCTCCAGTAGATGCCGAGCAACGCCAGCACAAAGACGACTACGCCAATGGCGTATAGTTTGATCTTTGCGAACACGGCTCAACGCCACCCCGCGGCAAACGCTTTCAGCCGCTCACGCATGATAAACAGGGCCAGCAGCGCGATCAGGATGCAGCCAACCAAGGCCACAATCTGTGCTGTGCCGTCGAGCGCGTTTAACGCCCCTACAGCGCCGCCTACAGCCGATGCGCCTTGGACTACCGATGCCTGCACTGTGCGGCTCTGTGCAGGCGTAGAGCGCTGCTGAGCGCCAACTACGCCGCTGATCTCGGCGGCAGGCTTGCGTGCATACCAAGCAGGGGCGTTAAAGCACGGGCAGGCCTTGGCGGCCCACTGATTATGACCGCTGATCTTGGTGATGGTCGGATACTCACGCTTCAAGCCAGCAATCAGCGTGCGCAGCGCATTGGCCTGTGCTTGCGTAAAGTTGTCTTCAAACTTATCGTTTGCCGTTCCGCCTTGGCCGCCCACAAGCGATACGCCAATACTGTTAGCGTTGTGGCCCTTGGTGTGGGCGCCAGACTTGCTGACAGGGCGGCCAGTGGCAACCGTGCCGTCACGGTCAATGATGTAATGATAGCCGATGTCCGACCACCCACGCTCTTCAACGTGCCATCGGCGAATTTCGTTAACCTTGGCTTGAGTTTCGGCGCCCGACATCCAGTTAACGGGTGTCGCCGTGCAGTGAACGATGATTTCGTTGATCTGTCTCATTTCGCCACCTTCGCGATCAAGTCTTTAATGTCGTCGCGTATCTCGGCCAGCATGGCGTTGGTGTCTTCGCGCGCTTGGCGTGATGCTTCCAAGTCTTCCCGGCGCTGGTTCCACAAGCGCTTGATCTCTTTGCCGTTTTCAATAGAGCGGGCCTCAAGACGAATGAGCCAAGCCAAGAATGCGATGAACGCCACGCCGATTGGCCAAATTGTTTTCAGCAATTCCACGCTTATTTCTCCAGTGCGTCAGCCCGCAGCAGCATCTCCATGCGTGCCACTGTTAGCTGAAGGTCGTTGGTCGTCTTGATGTTCCAGCCAATCAAGCTGAGTAACGCCCCAAAGACGATAGTCGTTACCAGCTTCTGATCCATGGCTAGGCGTCCTTGATCTTGAACGCGGAGAATTCCCCGCTCATCAATTTCTTTTTAGCATATTCTGCAAATTCTTTCGACCCTATTGATGCACCGCACTCACGCGACCATTGGTCAGCAATGACGAATGGAATGCTGCCGAGTTTGCGAACACGGGCCTGCCCAAACATGCTAGGCGCCTCCTGCGCCTCGTGACGGTTTTGGTCAATAAGCGCCTGCACATCCTGCGTGCGCTTAATGACCAACTTGCCGTCAACTAGGTCGTAATCCTCTTTGACGCCAAACTCATTAATCATTTTTCGAAACCGTCTTTTTCGCTGCGCGAACAGGCTTAACCTCTTCTGCAAAGCCGTTGTTGATGATCGACTGCGCAATGGCTTCATCCAGATCGGCCTCATAGCCAATGCCGCGCGACTGCCCGTCAATCCACACGCCGTGGTCGGTAATCAGTTTGATTTTCATTGGATTGTCCTTTCGCATAAAGTAAGGGCCGCCGAAGCGGCCCCTACAAGGCTAACCCTTACAGAGCAGGGTTGATGTCGGCAATTACGCCGTGTGCCTTTTCGTTGTCCACCTGCAGGCCGTATTCGACCGAAATCAGGCGACGCTCCGAGTGACCGGTGCGGGCCAGCGGAGTTTGCTTGGTGGTCTGCAGGTAAGCAACGCGAGCGTAGTTGGGGTCCAGAACGAACACGTCGCGCGAACGAACAAAGCGCGAAGGAACGATCTGCAACTCGCCGAAGTCGCTTACATACAGGTCAACGGCAGCAACAACTTTTTTGTCGCTGATGTCGCGGTAGCGAGTAGCCGAACCGGTGAAGGTCGAGCTGATCTTCTGCTTGACGCCCGAGCCACACAGAACGATCGAAGGCTCTGCGCCTTCGTCCCAGCACGAAGCGATCACGTCTTTCAACATTGTTTCCGTTAGCGCTCGTAGAGTTCCGTCGGTTGCTGCTGCGTCGGGGTAGCCAGCGGTGGTGCCGGACAGGGTGCCGCTTGCGCCACCGGTGCCACGGTCCACGTTGGTGCGCAGGAATGCCGACAGCGAAGCGGTTTCACGCGCGGTGCCGGACGAGCCAGCAACAGCAGCGTTATTGTCGCCTGCCATCATCTGTTCCATGTCACGCTTCAGTTCTTTCAGCTTGTAAGCGATCTGCTTGGCCATTTTCTGTGCATCGCCAGCGCCGTTCACGCTTTCAGCAGTGTCCGACACGTCAACCACTTTATCCGAAATCTGGGTGTAGTTGGCCAGACGGATGGCGTTGGTCGGTGCGTCGTTGCCGGGCGCTGCTTCGCCTTCGATCACGCGGTTCGAGGTCGAGGCTGCTGCCAGCTCAACAACGGGCCACTCAAAGTAGGTGTTGTTGACCGACTTGCGGCCAATGCTCGACATGAACGGAGTTTCGGTCGGGCTGATCGAAATCAGCGCGTCCTGCAGGTCTTCACGGATTGTCGAAACGCTATACGTTTCGTTGGTATTTGCGGTTACACCCATTGGTTTTCTCCTTTATGGGGTTAGCTCAAGAGGAATTTAGCAACATCATCAATGCTGCCAGTTTGCTTCATCCGAGACGCCGCCTGCTTACTTTGCTTCGCCTTGCCAGTTGTTGCCGATCTCTTGGCACCGGGCTTAACCACGGGCCTAGCTTTATCGACTTTTTTCTGCACTTCGCCCTTAGCCGCCACCATCTGGCGATACTTCATGGCGTCGTGCAAAATACGCACGGCACGACTGTCAGCAACTTCGTTCAGCTCATTCGGCTCGTAGCCGTAATACTGACCCGTTTCGAGAATTGCCTGCCGGAGTTGGGTCGCTTTTTCACGGTCCCCAAACTCTGGAATGGCCTGCTGCAGCTTTTGCATTTCCTGAGCTAGCTGATACTGCAGAGCTTGCTGCTGCATCTGTTGCTGGCGTGCAGAAAAATGCTGCAACTCCCCCATTGATTGCTGCCATTGTGCCAAGTCTTCGTCATACTTAATCTTGGCTTCCATGTAGCCGATAGGGTCTGCTTCAAACAAATCCTTGGTCGGCGGCACTGGCTGCTGAGGGATATTCCCGGCTTCCAATCGTTGGCGAAGCGCCGCAACTTGCTGCGCCTCTTGTTGCAGCTGATTATAGATAGCTTCAACCTCTTTGCGGCCTTCGGCTACCTGCCTCATCTGCGTTTGGATATACTCCTGACCCGAATACCCCCTACGGAGTTCATCAAGGGTGACTTGCTTTTCGACTCCGTCCACCTTCACGGTGTAGAGTGCTGGCGCAGGTTCCTCTTCTAACTCTTCGGTCTCTTCGTCGTCATCGTCATCCTCGGCCTCGTCATCCTCGGCCTCGTCTGCCTCGTCATCTGCAGTATCTTCCTCTTCAGCCTGCTCTTCGGCGTCGGCTTCCAAGGTTTCCTCTTCAGGCTCCTCGGCGGGTTGCTCATCCAAGATGAGCGCGGTTGCTGCTTCAAATTCATCCACAGCTTGAGTTGCAGTCGTGTCAGCCACGGTGCTGCTCCCTATTTAGATCGACGTTCCGCCATCTTGCCGTCGAGGATAAGCACCTCAAGCTGGCTGCGGAGTGCGTCGAGCGCCCGAACCATCCGGTGCGCTTCCATGATTTCCTCTTGCGAGGCATTGGGGTATTTGAATACCCCAACTGCATCATGTTGTATCATGTCGAAAGCCAAACGCAAAGTCTCGTCGTTTAAGAGGCGCTCGGCGTTCAATTTTTTCTGTTCTGGTGTCAACGGATCACCCCATTCTGGTCACGCATGGCGTTCTGTTCCGCCTTGATGGCAACCTCGTTTGCCTTGATGCCGTATTTCGCCAGCAGCTCAGTGTTCTGCAGAGCCAAGTTCTGAGCCATCTTGTCACGCTCAAGGTCTTGGTCGATGCGCATCTGTTCCAGCTTGCGACCATGGTCGGCTTGGGCTTTCTGCATATCAAGCTGCGCACGCTGCGCATCCGACTGCATCTTGACCTGCGCCTTCATCTGCTCAGCCTGCAGGTATGCTGCATTCGGGTCTGCCTGCTGACCCTGCTGGGCCGCTGCCTGCTGCGCCTGCATCATAAGCTGCTGCTCAAGCTCAGGATTCATCGGGTTGAAATACCGCTCAGCATTGCGGATACCAGCCGATGCCATCATGTCAGTCAGGGTGTTGCGGATACCAGTCAGAGTGACGATGCCATTGGTCGGGCCGTAACCCTGCCAAATCTGCATCTGCAGGCCGAGAACCTCGCGGTATGCTGCGGCCTTTTCCTCTTCACGACCAGTGCCGAGGCCGACATTCACGCTCAAGTCCATGCTGGTGTCCCATACACGTGGGTCAACAGGCTGGAACATACCGTTTAGGCGCATCATCTGCTCGCTGTCGGCATGCTTGACAGACAAGCGCAGCAGAAGGCCAAACAAACGACGCATGCCGCCCTCTGCCAAGTTGCGTGCCATCACCTCAACCTGACCTGCCGCAGCCTGCATGGTGGCCATGACAGCCGCCTTTGTGGTGGATTGCAGTGCGTCGGCATCCAGACCCATGCTGGCACGGGTCACGCCGGTTTTCTGTTCAACCAATGCGTCCATATACTGCAAGGCACCCATAGTCTGACCTGCAGTAAATGGAACCTCGTATGGCTGCACCATGCCGGGTGAGCGCTGGCGGATAACTGCGCCAATCTCGTTATTCAAAACGTCATCAATGTTGACCTGACCCTCAACCACACCGATGCGGGGGTTGTTGGTCATTGCCACGTTGTCCAGAATGCCACGCAGCATGGCCGTTGTGGCATCTTGGTCATCAATGGTGATGTCTGCTAGAGAATGCCCAAGCATGGTGTGAGGCTCGGGGTCAATCTCAAAGATGGCGTAGGGGATTTCATCGCAAGGCTCGACAGACAGCAGCTTGTAGCGGCTGCCGCCCATGATGGCACGATGCAGAACCGGTGTGCCGGTGCCTTCTACGTCAATGCGCATGTAGGCTTCCGTGACGAGAACCTTTTTCATCGACGGGTCTAGTGCATTCTCATCTTCATCAGGGTCAATGCTGTAACCGCGGCGAGCGTCCTCTTCTTGTGCGATGATGGTGTCGCTGTCAGTCGAGCTGTCCAGATCGAATACATCGTCAAACTCAAAGCCCATAGCTACCAGATCGCCAACACGCATGTCGGTGCGTTGGCCGCAGACATAGCACTCGTCAATCGAGCGTGCGTTGCGGTCAAAGAAGAATTCTTCTGGCGGGATGCTATCCACGACAATATCGCCAGCGTAAGTCGTGCGGGCGATCTTTGCGTCATGCGTCGTGACCGGTGGCTGCATCATCGCCATGTCTGGCGTCTGCATCTCCATGCTTTCGGTCATCTCGCTGTGTTCGATGATTTCAATGTCAGGGTCCATCATCAGCGCTTGGAACTGCATGTCGTTCAAGCCGCTGTATGTGTAGATGCGGGTAGTCGCCTTTTCCTCGTAGTAGGCTTTGACGATACCCATCTTTTTGACCAATGCATCATGGAAGGCGTCTGACAGGATGCGGTAGCCGCCCATCTCGCTAAACTTCCAGTGCATGTAGGTGGTGGCCTGCTCGGCGTGCATTACGTCTTCTGGGCCACGCGGGATGTATTCCACAAACTTGCCAGAGGACAAGAAGATACGCATGAGCGACGGCTTGACCGCACGGATGGTGTCACGCACTTTGGTCGCTACAACCTTACTACGTCCATCCTCGTAATCTAGATCACTTTCTCCGTCATAATAACGCTGCGCGCGGATACGATCCTCGCTCACCTCGCTTTCGATGAAATCAACGGCATCCTCAATGGCCACTGCGAGGATGCTTTCAACTTCATCCTCTTCAAGCGGCTTGATGCCTTCCATTTCATCTTCAGCTTCCATGACTTCATCATTCATTTCAGCGAGGATTTCGCGGATGTCGTCGTCTTCGATGCGGTCTTCGGGTTCCATGCGTTATCCTCTTATTCGTCAGACAAAAGACCCGGCAGGATGCCGATCATGCGTGGGTCTGTAACCGTTCTGGTAGCCTGCGGGACTTGACCAGTGGCCAGCATATCTTTGATGCTTTCAGCGCCACGCATGGCAGACGCCTCTGCGGCACGCTTGGCCAATGCGCCGCCCATAGATGCGCCAATCATTGCTGGGTTTGTAGCGACTGCACCAAGGTTCAAAAACGCCATAAGCCCGCTACTGTCTGGCGACAGCTTGCCGATTAAACGCATCATGTTTTCAGTTGGCTTGCCCTGAACAAAGTTGCGCATGAAATCAACTTCCTCTTGGCTGAAGTATTTAGCCTGACGAGGGTTGTTGATAATATTAGAGACAGCCTGACGGTATTTATTTACCAAGTTTCCACCGGTCCCTGCAGCCGCAGTTTGGTCTGCGGCTTTTTGGAATGCTTTTTCAATCAATTCAGATTTCTTGAAGCGAGAATTCGCGAGACGAGCTGCAGTCATTAGCTCACCACCACCGGGGGCATTCTGGATTGCATCATCAACAATGTCGATCATGTCAAGGATTGCAATCTCTCCTCCTGTTCCATCTGGCCTAAGAGACGACCGATACCTATCATTAAGCCCTTGCCTAATTTTATCAAGCTCGCCAACCGTCAAAGACTTGCCAGATTGGTTTTCCAAAGTTTTTATAGAAGCCAGTGTCTGCCTATCAACATCAGGAATATAGTTGCGCGAAGCTGCCGCTTTATTTGCCTTTGAGGCAATATCATCCGCAACACTCGCAGGCAATTTTACACCAGACTCGTCAACAGCTTTGTATGCTGCGTTCTTGGCATCCTTTAAGGTTTGAACGCTTGGACGAGTAGACGCGCGCTTGAACATTGCATTGACAGTTTTGTTGGCAGTGCTGACAGCCATTGGCGCAAAGAACGCACCAGCCATACGAGCATAAGGCTCTGCAGCAGTGCCTTCCGTCGCTTGACCAGCAGCTTCACTTGCCGCGCCGGGGACCGCGCCATATTTCAGCATTGCACGTGGGCCAGCAGATGCACCAGCGCCGCCCGCAAACTCGCCAATGGTTGAGATATATTCACCAGCAGTGCCGGGGGCTACATACTGGCTTTCAGGGCCGATAACAGGAACGGCTGCAAGCATTTCACGAGTGTCAGGCAGGGCTTCTAGCGCACGCGACACAGCCGATGGCTCTTCGGTGCCAGTTAACTTCTCATAGCCTGACGCAGCAAGCTGCAGCAAGTTTGCTGGCAATGCAGGAACGTCAGCAATGCCGCGAGCCGTTGCGGCGCCTGCACCACGGATAAGTTGGCCAAGGCGCTCTCCGGGGGTATCTACCTCACCGCTACCGATGATGTTTTCATAAAGCATGTCGCCGAATGACCGCTCCGGTTGGGCTTCAACTGGAGCAGCGCTTTCCCACCATGCAGCTTCAGAACCTGCATCAACCGATACAGCAGGAGCAGATTCCCACCAATTTTCAGCCATCAGTATTTCTCCTTATGGCTTGCGGCGAAGAATGCCATTGGGGTCGGTAAAGTAAGCCCCAGATGGAATGTCGCTTGGCTTGGTTTGCGGCGTGACCTTGAATGGGCTAGCCATTGACCCATCACCACCCATAGATGCTGACTGGCTTTCAGCTTGGGTGACGCTGTTTATCATTTCAACCTCACGAGGAGTGAAATATTTAGCGCCACCTTCTGTGTTAAGAATGCGCTGCATGGAGCGGCGGTATTGCTCCTCTAGGCGGTTAAGGTTTTTAATCAATTCTTCGTCATCAAGGGATGTGTCTAAGCTGCCAAGACTTGATTGCAACGCTTCAAGTTCCTGAACAGCAACTTGACCAAGAGCGCCACCAGTCGGGCTTTCGTCACGCATACGCTGAAGCCTATCAAAACCAATATTGGCTTTAATAGTTGTTGTTAGCTGATCCAATGTTTTTGCGCTAGTTCCGCCAACACCCCTCAGTATGCCGCCAATAAATCCGGTAGAAAGAAGCGGGCTGTTCTTGGCAATTTCTTTTGCGCGAGTAATATCTTCAAGAACCGTTGCGCCAGATGTCGCCTCGCCTGCAGTTCGCGCTTCTTGCGCTTCGCCAGCTCTCTCCATATCAGCGGCAGCTTTACTTCCGGGAATTGGAACAAATCTTATACCCATGGGGGAGCTGGGGTCAGGGACGATAACTTGGCCGTTAACAACCTTGTAATCCTCGCCATTGATATTGACGACACTGCCGCCGCCGCCGCCTGACTTCATAAAGTCTTGGAAGCTGCCTTCAAAACCTTGCGACTTAGCAAACTCAAAGTTTTTGATAAGCGCAGTTCGCTCATCTTTGCCAGTCGCGGTGGCCATTTTCAACGCGCCTGCAATGTCACCAGTGCCTTCCGCATAACGAATAGCCTCTGCGGCCTGCGGAGTGTTAAGGCTTTTTAGATAATCCAATGTGCGGTTTTTCTGCGCAGTAGCTTTCCGCTCACTGCGACGCTCTTTCATCTGCGCAGATAGCACAGCCGACAGGTTGGGGTCAGGAGTAAGACGCATGCTGTTGAAGGCCATGGCCAGTGCAGCCATCGTGTCAGGATTGCCAAACAAGTTGCCGAGCAAGCCGCGTGGCTGCTCAGGCTCTTGGCCAGCCGATTGCGCCATTGCGCCTTGTGCGATCTGATCGGGGGTCACTGTCCCGCCTCCTTTGGTAGAAATGGTCGGGGTTTGATCCTGACCCAATGCACGATTAAATTTAGCAACATAACCGCTGCCGCTGGTCCCAAGAATATCTTTGCGGCCTGCTCCGCTAGACATTGGCTGCCCAGTAAACCATGCAGACGCAGCATCTTGTGGGTTGCCGTATTTCTGCACGTAGCTACCAAACTCACCCTGAAATACAGCTTCCTGAGCCTCTGGGCTGGCAAGAAACTCGTCAGGTGTCATGCGGCGGCCAACATACTTTTCAGTCCAAGGGCCAACATTAAAGTCCATGACCTGATACTTGCCATAAGCACGATTGCCACGGCGCGTAACTGGACCGAGGGCGGAATACCCGCCGCTACCAGCGCTTTCTATGCTTGCGATAGCATTAGCCCAGTCTTGCATTGCCATCAGGCGGCCTCCACCAACTCGCGCATCAGCTCAGCATATTTGACACGCAGGTAGCCATCTTCGCCACGCATTACGTGCTGCGGGTGCGTCTTCTGCAGCTCATCAGCCATCACGCCGAAAGTCGGCTGATCTGGGTTTGCGATGCGCTTGCCTTCGTCATTCCAATCCCAGCTGTAGAAGTTTACGCCGTTAAACTGGCCCTTGTGCTGGACGTTGGTTTTCAGGCGCGGGTCGGACATACTGCCGAGTGCTGCAAAGCCAGTTAGATAGTCAAACAGGCCCGGCTGGCGGCTTTGTGTTTGCGTTGATGTCTGCGGCACCGGCGCAGCGCCAAGAGCCTGCAGCGGCAACCCAAGAGCAGTCTGCGGAGCGCCGATGAAGCCTTGATACTGGCCACGGGCCGCGTCAATTAGCTGCTGCTGCAGAACCTGCTGCAATGCACCCTGCTGCATTTGCTGCTGGTTGATTGCCTGACCAAAGCCGAAGCCAGTCTGCGCAAGGCCGCCAAGCTGGCCAGCGGCGTTAGCGCGAACACCAGCACCTTGGAACTGACCGCCAAAGTTGGCTTGGTTTGCAGCCTGCTGGAATGCACCCCGCTGCTGACGCATTGCGTTGATGGCAGCTTGGTTGGAAAGACCTGCCTGCATCTGCTGCTGAGCCGCAAGATTGCGAGCAGCCTGCATCTGGCCAATATCAAATTGAGCTGACTGCAACGCCTGCTGAAAGCCAGCCTGACGCTGCTGCGCAGACAGCTGGCCAGCTTCGCGCATGGCCTCACCAGCAAGCACTGCATCTTGAACAGCCTGCCGCGATCCGCCAAACGCTCCGGCGGCCTGCGCTTGAGCGCCCATGTTTCTTGACGCCATTCGGCGCTGACGCTCAATGTCCTGCTGTCCAAACTTAACCACATTCTGAATGTATGGGTTCATGTAGGAATTCAGGTTTGTTCTGGCCAGCTGGTTTACGCCAATCTGGCCGGGCGCGCTCACCCTTGCAGTTCGCCCTAGCTGAGCAGCCTGCATCGGGTTGACTTGAAAGTTAGCCAGATTGCCAGCTGTCTGCTGGGCCTGCTGCAACGCACCGGCCGACTGCTGATAGACATTCGGGGCAGAGCCGCGCGTCATAGCAAAGTTAGGCGCAGTGGTAGGCGGATTTGTCGGCTGGAATGATGCCGGTTTTACGGTGGTGTTTGATTGTGTATTTAGTGAGCCAGCCATTTTAACGCCCCATCACATCTGCAATTGTCATACCGCGCGCTTTCATTGCTGGCGTCAGGCCCATTTGCTGCTCGCGTCGAGTTAACGCTGAACTTGGCGCAACGCTGCGAGTTGCGGCAGCTTGAGCAGCGGAAGCCACCTCGCTACCCACCGCTCCGGCAGCAGGTGTTGCTGGCTCCGGCGGATAAATGCTGCCACCCGGACCAAACGGCGCCACTGGGCGCTCGCCAGTCTGAGGATTGATAAACATGCCGCGAATAAAGTCATACTGAGCAGGAGCGTTGGCACGAAGCTGCTCGACTGACTGCTCATACATTGGCGCCGAGCTGTATCCACGCACGCCGCCAGCATATTCAGTAGGCTGCGGCATGCCGTAAGATGTCATGCCGGGCTGATTGACCTGCCCAGTAGGCATGCCAAATGCCGAAGCAGCGTCTGCAGTCCCTTGGAATGCAGCCTCCTGCGATGGCGTGAATGCCGCAACTTCAGGGCCATAGTAAGGCGTGTAACCAAGCTGAGCAATTTCGTTAGCCCGATTTAAGTTAGCCCTAGAAGCCTCTTCAATGTAGGCAGGAATTTGAACTTGGGCCGTTGTAGTCTGTGACCCACCTTTGCCGCCACTCATGCGCTTTTCTCCATCACGTAAAGGGTTGGCTTGAAGCCGAATTTACCCATCAGTTTCATCCAGCCCTTCCGGCCTGCTAGTGTCATGCCAGTGCAGCCAATTGACTGCCCCCACTGCCACGCGCTTTCAATCATCTCGAAAAGTTCTTTGCGTTTCCCAGAACCGATGAAAACATGAAGAACTTTTTTGCGAGGGTAACATATTACCTCAGTAATGGCCACTGTTTCGCCATTCACCCACATCTGCATTCTACCCTCAACCACAGCAACAGCCACATCCTCAAATAAATGAGTGCCGCCACTGTGCTTTAGGGCGGCCTCTATTTGATCCTTGTAGTCTTCAATATTGACCGTCATTCCCTAATCCTAGTGACCGACAGCGACGTTGATGGCGCTGCCGGAGCATAAGCCGTGGCCGCAGTGGCTTGCAAGAAGCCAGACGTGCTGTCAGTTGCCCACATAGCCTCTAAGTAATCGCCAGCGCTCACCTGAAATATTGCCGTGCGGGAAATTACAAGTGTGGCGCTGTTCTGGTGCAAGTTGGCAACCATTGTGCTGCCCGGCACGTCAGCGCCGTTAATGCGTGGCCAAAACCTAAACCCTACAGTGCTGCTGGATGTGGATGTGATCTGCGCCGAGAAAGCAAGCAAGTAAGTGCCAGCCTCGGCAAACACAATGCGGCTGGTTGGCGTGCCAAGCGAGATGCCGTTAGACATTGCTGGCGCATCGTAAGTGATGGCGTAGGCCGTATCGGCAGCAGCTGCCGTAATGTCAGCGTCTTGCCCAAAGAAAGCATAGCCATCTGCCAAGACGATCTGGCGCCACTCGCCGCCTTTGCTAACCACAGGATAGCCGTTGCCATTGTCCCACAACATCACACCATTTTCGGCAGCAGATGAAGACGCATCCTTAAAACCGAGCTGATCCAATGCGCTGCCAAGATAGCGGCGCATATTTTCAGCCCACTGCCGAATATCAATGGTGACTGGTGGGATTACCCTGCTCATCTGCGGCCACCGGCCACAGCATCAAGCCGCATAACGCCAACACGCCAATCAGACATTGTGTTGCCTGTCACGCGCATGCGAACCTGCCGACCGGTAAACCTGATGCTAGTCGGGTTGGCCATGCTATATGGCCCATATTCACGCTCTGTGTCGGTCGGGTAAAAGCGGGTTTTAAATGTCGCCGTCACATCGCCAAGCGTCTTTTCGTCTGGGATCATTTCACGCACAGCCATGACCTGTTCGCCAGCGCTGATAGCAATTGGACCGGTCTCTGCGTATGGCGTCTGCGTGCCGTGGTCATAGCCAACTTCATGCTCGTAAACAACGCCATCAGATGCAACCCACATGGGATAACGGAAAGCGCCACGGTCAACGCCAGCCGTGCGGTCAATCTCGCCAGTCATCCAGATATTTTCTGCGTAGTCAAATGCCACGTAACGGTCGCACTCATTGCTGCTGCTGCTTGGATAGAACCACCAAATCTCGTTGAAGCGGCTGTTTACAACTGCGTGAACTTTAGACTTCTGCTCGTAGTTCATGTCGCTGAATACGTAATCAGAAACCTCGCAAGGAACTTGCTGAACGGCGCCGCCGCTGTAGACAAAAAACGACCGGTGGCCCATCCAGACCACTCCACTATCAATTGACGCGACTGCGTTTGTGGCAATCAGGCCGCAAGATGTGCCGACGCGCTCAAAGCCGTAAACAAACGGCGGCCCCTGATATGTTGCAGTGTGGGCGTCTTGGCTTGTTAAGATCAACGACTGCCCGCGCGTGCGAATTCCTCTCATAATTACGCCATTGGTCTGGATTTCAATGTCCCCAGCTTGGTTTGTAATAGTTGGCGTCCAAACATTGTTGTTTTCACGATCAGACCAAGCAACATTGCGCGGGTTGGTGCCTGCGCCAAATGCAAACACAAAACGCTCTTCTGTCACCATCATGCCAGTGCAACCAGTAGGTGCATTGCTTAGAACAGCCGCAGGTGTTGCACCGTCAAGTTGCCACTCATAAATCTTGCCGTCATATGGCGTCATAGCAAGTAAGTATTGGCCCCAATTTTCAAGGCACCAAGTGGTCGCTGGAATGGTGTCTGTCGTTTCTTCAGATGGAAGACCATACAGGCCACTGCCGTATGTGCTACCGCCGTAGCCAGTAAAACCAGTGGCGTCAACAACTCCAGCCGTGAACCCTGTCGGCGTGATATCGCTCACTGTGTCGCTGATATTCATGGCATACAGCTTGCTGTGCGTGCCAAACGCAATTCGACGGCTGCCGGTGTTGTCTTCCCACGCGGCAACATTGCGAACAACGCCGTCAATGTCTACGCTGCCACGCTGGCGCCAGCCGCCGACAGGGCGCAAAGCACCCTCATGCCAGCGGACTAAGTTTGCATCCCGCCAGCGTCCTTGTGACTGATATTCTGTGCCGTTTCGATATTGACCCGGCGGGATGTTGAGTGGGATCAATGGCATGTTATTTGATCGCCTTTACATAGCAGCAATGATAAACGCCAGAAGTTCAGGGTAGCGAACACCAAGTCGAGTGCGCTCTACGGCACCTTCCGGCGCTTCTTCTGCAGTTTGGTATGTGTTGGTGACAGTGCGTTCCGGCTGGGCTTCTACTGCCTCAGAGACAAGCACCTGCACCTCGTTGCCATCCTCGTCAACCTGTATCTCGTAGACTGCATCCTGCGCCTCTACGGCAGGGATAACCTCGTCAGCTTCCCACCAAGTGCTTGAGATGAACATGGCGTAACGACCAGCATCCAAGCCCTCAGCCTCAAATGCAGCCTGCAAGTCCTGTGCGATAATACCGAAGTGAATACGGGCGTCGTCACCCTTTTCAGCGACAGCATCCTTCCAGCGATATTTTCGGATCAGACCTTTAGCTGCAATGGCAACCCGCTTTTCGGCTTCGTCCAGTTCAGCAATGTCAGTCTTTTCATTGCGGTCAGATGTTTGGATTGTTCCGTTTGTGGCGTAAACGTCATCCCAGCGAACGGACGCTGCACCAAGATCTCTGGTATTATCTGAAGATGCCCCAGAACTGTCTGTTGCAACGAACTGCCCACCACCTGCAATCCCTACACCAGAAATTGAACCTCTAACCATGTAAATATTGCCACTAGAAGTCCCAATACTCCCCACACTGGTGCCGTCTTTCTGAAGGTTTACAATAGCACCGTCATCAGTTTTTCTATTGGCTCTTAATGGAGCAGTGCCATCTGCTGTAAATGCGGCAATACCATTTTCTCTAATTTCCGCCCCAATAACATCCTGATCTTGTGTAGTCTTACCCACCAGCAAGTTACCGCTGCTGTCGATGCGCATGCGTTCTGTGGCGGCAGTCTCAAAGGCCAAATTATCTACTGCACGAATTTCAAGTTGGTCACCAACCGTGTTCAGTCCGTGTTCAGCTACACTCCCGCCAGTAGTAGAGTCATCAATCAGGGTGATCGTAGCCCCTGCGTCATTGCTCTCAAACAAACCAGCAAGGTTCGCCAAATTAGAGTTTACATGAAGTGCTGCGGCGGGGCTGCTTGTCCCAATACCTACATTACTGCTGTCATCCACATGAAGCACATCTGAACCACCATTGCGAAACCCAACAGTGTTTGTGTCTGCATCAAAAAATACATTACCGCTTCTTGCGGTCCCGCCAGTGTCATTGGCAGTAAGACGAATACGGGTAGGCGTGCCATTCGTTGACGTAGTTACCTCAAGAGTATCAGATGGGCTGCTTGTGCCAACCCCAACACGATTATTTACCGTATCAATAGCAAGCGGGGCGCCGTCGCCAAGAAGGTCATCAATGCTGTCCAAGTTGGCATTAATTTTAGTCCCCCAAGTATCTTCAGAGGCGCCAACTTCTGGCTTGGTAAGGCCAAAATTTGTGGTGGTGGTGTCAGCCATTGTTTATCTCCTATGCGGCAGATTGCCAAATCTCAGCAATCGCTGATGCAGCATTCCAATCGGTTGATGTCTTTGAGGCAGCAGACCAAGCCTCAGTTGAATTTGCGGCAGGATACCATGTTTCAGAGCTATCCCCAATAGGTGTCCAAGTTTCTGCAGTGCCGGCATCTGGCTCCCATTTCTCAATAGCAATCGCCGAAACAGATGCAGAACAAGAAGCGGAGCCAGTAATTTCGCGCAAACGCTCTGCAGTCACCGCCGCAAAGGCAGAAGCAAGAAATTGTGGGCCTACATTAAACACAACTTCAGTTTTGACGGAAACAGAAGAAACGCAGGCAGTGTCACCGCCGGTGTGCTGAATGCGCTCACATGCACCAGACACAGTCGCAGCCGCCGATACAGAGGCGCCAGCAAGCTTGATGCGTTCAACAGATGCCGAACCAGTGGCCGACGCGCTGACTGACGCAGAGGCTTCACGCACACGCTGGGAGGCACTCGTGGCGGAGCTGGCAGCAGAAGCGGCAGCAGCCGCCTCCCGCACTCTCTGCGACCCCGCAACGGTTGTGGTGACCGCTGCCGGGATCGAAGCAGCCAACCGAACACGAAGTGCAGCTGAGGCAACAGTCGTGACGGTTATGATTGTGCTGGCTGCCGCTACATCAGAGCCGTCCACACCGAAAGCACGGACACCATAAGCGCCCGTGCCATATCCAGTGCGGTAAACGGTGTCAGCCATTCATCAATCCAGCGTGATGTCTAGATCACCGGCAGGCACGCGCAGCACATCGCCTGTGTCAATCGACTTGCTGCTGCTCAGCGCTGCATAGGCAATCATGTTGCCAGCAGTCGAGGCATCAAACACTGCAACGTGCGTCACGGTGCCGTAGCTTGCTGTGGCGGTCGGAAACTCAACGGCAGCGCTGTTCGACGCGGTGTTGTCGGTAACAGTAAACGCAACCGACTGACGCGCATACGCAGTGCCAGAAGTGCTGACCTCTGTGCCAGAACCAGTCTCGCCGGGATCAGTTGTGAACAGCGCAAGATACCAAGCCGTGGGGCGGGTAACAGCGTCAGCAGTGAAGGTCCATGTCAGAACCTTGTTTTCGTGGGTATTCGAGAAGCTCATGACAGACCTCTAACTTTAAGGCGGAGACCCGTGCCGCCGAATTTAGCTTTGTCGCTTTCCAAGTTAATGGAAGCAATTGCATTTTGGAACAGGCCACTCCAAATCTGAATGCGTGCGTCATCTTTCAAGTAAGGTGCCGAGTGCATCAAGGCGCCGTAAAGATAAGCATCGGGGTAATACGTCAACAGCCAGTTGGTCGTGTTGCTGTCAGACAGCGCGCTCAAGCGCTTGTAGTAATACAGCTCAGCGTCATACGTGCTGTCTGGAACTGGGAACACCTCAAGCTCGCCAGCGGTGACAGCGTAAAAACGCGGCATGCCGCCGGTGTTGCCGTTGTTATACTTGCGGTCAAGCAGCTCGGCTTGACTAATAAGCTCAAGCGGATGCGTGTTGTTTGACGTAATGTAAAACCGGATCGGCTCAAGAAAGTCAGCAGGCACAGCCGAGTATTGCGTGTCAATCTCCGCAGTCGAGCGACCCTCCATGCGCCAATGGCGAATGAGGCGGTTAAGATCAGTTTCTGCAAGCGCAATAAAGGTTTCCACGACGCTGGTTAAGTCGTCTCGGTCAAGAAAGTCAGCAATGGCCGACTTTAGTTCTGCATATGTCGATATAGCCATTACTTACGGGCCTTCGCCAAGCACTTGCCAGCCGCTTTACATTTGGCAGGGGTGGGGCAGCCCTTGCAGGGCTTGAACGCAGGCTTTTTCATCGGCTTCTTCATTTCTTCCGACCTTTCTTGGACTTGCCCGCCTTGCTCAGAGCAATGGCTACGGCTTGTTTCTGCGGCTTGCCAGCCTTCATCTCAGTGCGGATATTAGCAGAGATAACCTTCTTTGACGATCCTTTGCGTAGTGGCATCAGTAACCCCTTGCCGAAAGTCGCGGAACGTAGAACCTTACAGGCTGGCTTGTTGCTGGCGCCGTCACTAATGGCGCAGCAGCGCTTTCAAGAATGCGGGTGTATCCATCAGCGCCAACCTGATTTTCAATCATCGCCTGATTGCTACGATCAGTATCAATGCTGCGCGCCATAAAGTTGCTCACATCTGTCGGGTTCCAGCCACGGTCAATCAAACTTTGCGCTTGCTCTTGGCGGCTGGCAAACGGATTGATTGAAAGCCCCATTTGAATATCGTTTACAGTGCGGCCCAAGAAGCTGCGGTCATCGGTTGGACGAGCCTGCGGGCGGCTTGTCATGGATTGCGACATGGCAGGTGCTGGCGCAGGTGCCATTGCCATCATGTCTTGAGCGATAGTTGCTGGCGACATTGCAGGCGTTTGTGCTGGTGCAGCAGGTGCCATTGCTGGTGCAGGAGCTGGCGTGCCAAGAAGCCCAGTCAAGTTGCCGCCAATCGCTGCTGGATCAACCGACATTGCGCTGGTGCCTGTGCCATACGATGCAATCGGGTCAGCATTAATTGCCGGAGCTGTGTCAGCGACAGGCGCCATATCAGGCATAGGCGAGCCAGCAAGCAGGCCGCCGGTCGTTGGGTTTTGGCTGGGCGCAACCATGCCAAACACAGCTTCAGGATTAAAGCTCTGGTCAGCCAGCGACATGGTTGGCGCCATTGATATTGTAGGCGCGACCATTGCAGCAGGGGCAGCAGGCGATACCACTTCAGGCGAAGGCAAGTCAGGCATTGCATATGCAGAAGGATCAACGCTAGGCGCCATGCTAGGCGCAGGCGAGCCAGCAAGCAGGCCACCAGTGCTGGGGTTCTGGCTGGGCGGCGACATGCCAAAAACAGCTTCGGGGTTGAAGCCCGGCGCAATTGCAGGAGCCGACAAGCTAGGCGCCATGCTCTGAGCAGGCGCATTTTGGCTCTGGCCCGGAGCAAGACCCATCATGCCCAAAATGCCATTCTGCACGCCAGCATTGCTAAACACAGCCTCAGCCGCTGCAATGGAGTCGCTTGCTGCCGCTGCCTGAGCCGCCGGGCTGCTAGGACCACCGCCGCCAAACTCACCGCCACCGAAGCTACCCTGAGCGCCGCCAACTTCGCTGCCACCTAGCGAACCAGTGCCAACCTGACCGCCAAACGCTTCGTTAGCGCCTAAACCAAAGCCACCTTCGGCTGCTGCATTTTCTGGCATATCAGTAGCTCCCTAATTAGTAATCAATCATTCCAATGGAACGAAGATAATCAATGTTTTGACGGCTCAGCTCATCTTGCGCAAACTCAGGGTAAGGCATTCCAGCTGGGCCACGGCCGCCATACTGCATAGGCTGCTGAGGCATACCATAATCTCCGCGACCACCATACTGCATTGGCTGCTGAGGCATGCCATAGTCACCACGACCGCCGTATGCCATCTCTTCTGCGCGGATAACAGGCTGCGCAACTTCTGGCTTCAAGGCAACGCCAGCAGCAACCTTAGACGCCATTTCAAGGTCACGCTCGCGCTGCGCACCATACGGCGCAATCCCCAAGGCATTACCAAGCATCGACAGCAACCCGCCGCCCTCAAACTTGTCGCCAGAACGACCCATACCGCCGCCGTCAAACATGTCAGCAAAATTCTTGTAACGCTTTTGATCGTCCATCAAGCCACGCCCTTTAAATTCCTGCGCAGGGGCTGGCCCCACGATGTTGATCCTACGCCCAACGCAGTGGCAGCATCGCTCGCCATCGTTAGGCAGACAGCATCAGCCAAGTCAGGTGAACCCAAGCCACGCCGCCGCATCTCGTCCTTGCTCTCAGCCTTCATCTTGCCGGAACTGCCGAAACTATACCTGATTGACGTTAATTCCGCAATGAGTTGGTCGTCATGGGGTATTTTACTACCCCTCTCCTCAAGCCAACCGCGCAACTTGAAAATCAACTCAGTCCGCAAATTCTGATACGTCTTACCCATGCTCGGCGCTTCAGACACGTTCACACCACGCACCGGCAAGCCCAACTCACGCAAACGGTCAACGACGCCAGCGCCAAGGCCGATGCTGTCAACAAGTATCTCAGATGGCCGCAGGCTAAACGGCAGGCCATCATACTCCGCCTTTACCCGACCAACAGTCTGCATCAGGTCCAAACCCTGCCAGCGCTCAATCTCAGTTACGACAGGCCCGGTGCGCTTAGCCAACGCCGTCTTGTCCGTCCCAAAGCGTGCTACATCAAGGCCCCACACAGGCTTGGTATCTTTTGGCGTCTCAATGTCACGATCACGCGCAGCTTCGGCTAAATGGATCGGAATGATCGTGTCATCATCAGCAAGAGGAAACTCGCCAAGCACACGGATACGAAAAGCATTACTTTCCTCGCCGTAGCGCAACTTAATTTCTTCGACAAACTCATCAGACACCAGCGGGCTGTCCAAGCACGACCAACGCCGCACCCACCAAGAATGCGCCATCCTGTTCTGGCTTTCAAAAAACGTGCCGCTTGAACGTGTCGGGTTGCCCAGCAACAACGTAGTAGCAGAATGCCCGGACATCGAGCCAGCCGCCGCTTCAAACACCGGCTCAGGCACACCGCTGGCTTCATCAACAACAAGCAGCACATGCTCGCTGTGAACACCGGCCAATGCTTCAGGTGTCTCAGCCCGTGACGTTCTGGCCGAGATGAATGCTTCACTTGGGGCTGCAACCAACTCAACACGATCCGACTTTACGTTCAGCAGCGGTTGTAGCTGCTTCGGCATCTCCGTGATCCATTTCTTCAATTCAGCAAACAAGGCGTCAAACAGCTGGCCAGTGGTGGGTGCCGTCACGACAACCTTGTTGGGAAACCGAAACATCAAAAACCACAGCATCGCCCAGCTGGCAAATGTTGACTTGCCCGTGCCGTGGCCAGACCTGATCGACATCTTGCGCTCGCCCTTGGCCAACGCTGCCAGCGCTTCCTCCTGATAGGCAGTCGGCGTCCCGCCAAGAACCTCCTTAACAAAGGCCACCGGGTCTGCCCGATACATGTTCACAAAATCAAGAAGCGGGTTGTCCTGCTGTTCACTCATCGTCGGAACTCCCGCTTGGCGTAATGTCAATCACATTGGACCTGTGCTTGCGCAAAGCGTCAAGGTGAAGGTCGCCCAAGTTAATCGTAATGTGATTATCCTGCTTGCCAAACTGTTGCGGGTCTCTGGACGCAGCGCGAAACTTACGCATGTTGATCTGCTCACGCAAGACAGCAATACGCTCGCTGCGCACATCAGCGCCGTTGTCCATCTTTTCAGCCATCTCGTCAGCCATTTCGCTGGCATCTTCAATCAGGGCCTCCGCGCTCTGCTTCTTCGCGTCATCAAGCACTTTGCGAAATTCAGGATGTTTGTTTAACTCCTTGCTAACATGCGACCGGTTGAAACCCAACTTCTCTGCCAGCGCCTTCACTGAACCGCCGTCAGCAATGTAATCATACAAAAAGTCGGCAGCGGTTTTGCCTTCACTTTGCGCTGCCTCCTCCAGATCAGTGAACAATTTTTTCGTCAGTGGCTTGCCAGCCATGTTTGCCTCCACATTTTCAGCCTAATCTAACCACTTCCAACCATTACGGCAATCACTTGCAAGCCGCTGTGCATAGCGCCTGCTAATTCCAAGCGTATCTGCAGCCAATGACGCACTGGCAAATTCTCCAACTGGCGTCATAACGCGGCGTGCCTTTGGATGATTTTGCCTGTCCTTCAAATGTGCGCCAGATTTTTCAGTTACATTACGGCGGCCCTTGGCGTCCATGTCAGCCATGTTGTCAGCATAAGTGCCGTCTTGCAGATGCGCAGGGTTGACGCACGATGGGTTGTCGCATGTGTGCATAACAACCGGCGCCAAAAGATTTCCTCCGTTTATCGCACGCATTAACCGATGCGCCAGCAACGTCATGTTCGCAACGTAGAATACACCGTAGCCAGCGTTGGTTTTCTGCCCTGTCCACACATGGCAATCACCGCTGCGATCAATCTTAGCATAAAATCTATCAACCCAGTCAGCTTTTGCAGCAAGCGCAACATCGTAGTTTGCGCCATTGGGCCTGCGCCCAACATACGTAGATTTTTTGGCGCGATGCTGCCGCATGTAGCAGGCAGCGCATAAGCCTTTGGCCATGACAGGCTTGTCAGGATGGTTTGAACATCGTGCGGTCATTTCTGTCTCCTTTCCGTTTAACATATGTTTGCCGTCTTTATGCGTCAAACCTTTTGTTAAAATTTTGTGGAATTTTTTTTGAACAGTATGTCGGAGGGTAGATAATAACACCGCCCCCGAAAAGTTGCGGGGTGGGGGGGGTCTGCGGCCTAGCCTCTGGCAGAATGCAAGCACGTGCTGGCATGACGCATAAAGCATTTAACGCATATGGCGTGTAAGTGTGCTTATGCTGCATAGTGCATGCAATGTTTTCAATTGGTTAGCGTTTTGCTGACGCATTACAAACACACGCACACAACATGTTGTGTGGGCTTTGCACATTTGCAAACTTGGGTTTGCAGATTTGCAGACCTTCCCGGCCATATATATGAACGCGCGCGCGTGTGCGTCGGTGTTGGCCGCTGTGCGTTGTGGAGTGTTGCCAAACTTTTTTCAATCTTTTTGCTTTTTGTGCTTGCATTGTGTTGGTGGGTGTTTTATGTATTGTTTATCACATTAATACAGAAAGGAAGCACACCATGACAAACCGCATCACAAAGAAACACCTGCAGCACCAGATCGACAACCTGAATGCAATGTTTGGCTACAGCCTGCAGGCATACAGCAAAGACGCAGACGGCAAGTTTAAGGCAAACCCCGGCACTTATGTTCTAGATTGCGCATATGGCGGCTATCGTCTTAGTCAACTTTGCAATGAAAGCGGCGGCGAACGCGACATAACCCCACGCGGCACTGCCCGTGAAACTTACGACAACATCCGCGCATTTATTGCAGGCGCAGACGCAGCAAGAAAGGCCGCAGCATGAAACAATTTGCCAGCGACCTATTGGGCGCAATCGCACTCTTCACAATCTGCGCCGCACCATTCTACCTATTCTGACAAAAGCAAAGAGCGGCTCACCTAGTGCAGCCGCTCTTTTTCCCCGTATTCTTCAAGCAACATGCGCAACGCAATCGCCATGGCCGTTGTCACCAGCCCGGCATCCTCGCCATCTGCAATCATTTCAACAGACGCTAAAACAAACAGCTCGACAATTTCTTGCAGCTCTTCTTCGTCAAACTGGCCGGGGTCGATTACGATATTTTCCATCGCGTCACCTAAAAAAACGGCCAGCACACAAAGCGCTGGCCAGTTTCAGGGAGGGGATATGCCAAACAGTGACACATCGTCACTCTAAGCCTAACTCATGCCCAAGCGCAAGATACCCGGCACCGTCAACCGCTGAATCCCTATGGTTTGCCATCCGCAGCCGGGCAATTTTAAGAAGCGCCATCATGTTTGCCACGTCGCGCGGTTCAATGTCGGCGCCAAGGTAGGCAGACCACATATCTGCAATCGCACTGAAATTTGCCCGCGGAGTGCCGTAGTCAGATTGCCGCTGGCCGTTTATCAGCTCGTTTGCCTCTTGCAAAACCTTTGTGCGTTCGTTTTCCATGCCGTTCAATCCTCTTCACCGTCTTGCAAGTCTCCATTCTGAAACTTTGCAACCTTCAATGCAACAAGCCTTATGTGGCTAAGCCTTCTCTCATCCGCCCAGCGCTTTTGCTGCTCGTTTGCTATCCATGTTCGCATGGTGTCTGAAACCTCTTCAAGGTCATCTTCATCCCATTCAACAAACGGCATGTTAAGTTTTTTCTTTTGCTTAAACTTGTCGTGCAAATACATGACGCGATCATATAGCGACCATGGGAAATTATCGCTAAGTATTGAGTTACATTCCTTACACGCATTAACGTAGTCGGTTGACCACTGCCGCTTAGAGCTGTTTGGCTTTTCTGTTGCGTGTGGCGTTATGTGGTCGCGCGTGTCAGCTATGCTGCCGCAATAAAAACAAGACCTAAATTCACGGCTGTATCTAGTTTTGCACTTGTCTGAGCAAAACAGCCTTTTCCGCTTACCAATCAGGAAAGGCTCGTGGCAATACATACACTGCCCTCGTTTACCTGTCTCTGTCATTGTGCTTCCCGTGCATGCCTCTTGTCACGCTTAAAGGTATCACGAATGGCTAGACCGGTAAACAGCCCCTGTGCAGCCTCTTATAGAAAATTTATCTCGTCGTTTAGATCATCATCTTTCGTCACCCCTAAAACCTCTGCCTTGGGGAAGTGCTGCTTTATCTCGTCAACCATTATCCCAAGCGCGTGCTTCTGATAAAATGCTATAGCCACTGCAGCCTCACGCCGTGTCAAAAGTTTTATTTCAGGCATGCTTTTCTGTATTGATTGCCAGCTTCTGCCATCTTCCATGATTGCAAAGATATTCCCGCTACCATCTTCCACCTCAAACACGCCCTCTGGCGCCCTGCTGGCCCCCAGCTTTACCGCCTCGGCTTCCATATGACCCAACCCCCGCAAAGACGCTCCAACCCACTGTGTAACGGCCTCTGCATCGTGTTTATCAATCGCCTCGTTTAGCCTCGCCATACATAGCCCCCATTTGGCCGCTGATTCGTGCGAAACTAGCTCCGGCAACATATCTATTCCCCACCTTTCGTCCGCCTGCTGAATGGCCCGCTGCAGTGGCGCTATCGTATAATCAATAATCTGTTCCGCTTCGCTGACCTTCGGGTGTGTCAGCCTGTCCGATTTCTTTTGACGCACTGGCGCCTTCACCTTGCCAGCCCTTGCCATCAGTGAAACCTCATTTCCGCCAATTTCCGCCATAGCGTTTCGATAGGCCAAATTTCATCTTGCCCCATGACAAGGCACGGCCCACGTCCTAGATCAGCCTGCCGGTGCCGTTCAAGGAACATCTTTCGGCTTATGCCGCCAATTACGTTCATCACATCGTCTTCCTCAGTTACCGTCACTAGCACCGCGCAATCTGCCTTGAAGGCCGCCGCCGACTTAAACAGCAAAACCCCCGTCTGGTGAAACGTCGCCTTCACATCGATGCTAAATTCGCCAACCCAAACATCTTGGCCACTGTCGATGCCTAGTGCCTGCGTGTTGCTTGCCACACCAAACAGCTTGGCCACCGCGCATTCCGCCTTCAGCCCGAGAACGTCCAGCTGACTATCATCAACCGCCGCCCGCTTTTGGTTGGCCACTGCAGACGCCCTTGCAAGCTGCCACCTTAACGCCGCTGCCTGCTGAACCTCTGCCAGCTCCTGCCTGTTCAATCTAACCTTAACCATTGTGCCGCAGACCTCCTTTTCTCGAAGTCACCTGTATAACCCTAGTAGTTCACCGAGGAGGTTGTATATTACATATACAAACCTCCTCGGTGACTACTTACAGGGAGTTATTTACCGAAGTCTCGAAGTTAATCGAAGTTAGCAATTTTAACCTCGGTAAGTGCTTTTTGGGATGCCTCATATGCACTGACAGCGGCTGCTGCCTGCTCGGCGGTTTCGTATGTTCCAACCCATTTTGATTTTCCATTTACCCACGCCTTGGCGCCGAACCGACCGGTGCGTTTGTCTTTCGTCACGCCGCGAAAACCGCTCGCTGGCGGCGGACCACCCGGCACCCTGTATTTTGGCCCAGTGTCGATACCTTCCAAAATTTCGTTCAACAGCTCTGTAGCTTTTTGCATGTGGGCGATGGCCCTGCTTAGATTTTTCATGCCGCATCCTTTCATCAGTTCCGCAGACTTTTTATAAGGTGCGGAAACTGTGAATGCAACATTTATGTGTTGCCACTGGTCGTTTGCTTGGATAGGCTTTTGGTGATGGTTGTTGCTTCCATCACCTTTAAGTTTGGGCAAAATTGAGATGGGCGGGCTTTACAGCTCGCCCATTTCTTTTAATCCAACAGACCATCTTCGTCGCGTTCTGCCATCGCATTCACCCACGCATCGGCCATCTCTGCCATGAGTGCTGGCAGTGCAATGGTTGCCGACTTAAGGTCTGATTCATATGCCGTGACAGTGGCCAAAGCATGCGCAACCGCCATCAAGTG